TAAATTTCAAAAAGCCTTCTATAAAATCCTTTATGTCCATTTTCATCATTTGAATATTTATAATAAACATACGCAACTATATCTCCCTCATATATTTCTTTTCCGTTTTTATCTTTTAGTCCGAGTATATTGCATTAATTTTATATCTTTATGATATGGCTCAAAATGACTCCAATGTGGTTCACATTTATAATCAACATTTTTAGGTTCTATCCACATAGAACAAGCTGTATAATTTTCATCATCTTTAACATTTTCCCATTCTCCATATATTCCAACTATAACTTTATAATTCATATATTTATAATGGTTATCCCATACTCTAAATTTTATATCTCTCATATTTCCTCCTTATTTACCTGTACTTCCTATTCCTGATACTCTTTCAGCATCCGAATTATCATTATCTATTTTTAAATATTTTATAAATACACCTTGAACTGTCTTATCCCCTTTTGATACCTTTATAGGTTCTGATGTGATGTTTTGTAGTATCAATGATATTTCTCCATCATTATCAGGATTTCCATAATAGTCTGCATCTATTATGTTTATTCCACTTGCCAAGATAATTCCTTTCTTCTTCGGATTAGAGCTTCTATTAGCTATAACTAATATTTCATCATCTAGCATTTTTGCTTTTACCCCTGTTGGTATATATGTTATTTTATTAGGTTCTAATATAAAATCTTCCATTGCAAAGAAATCATATCCCCCACTATTTTTTGTACTTCTCTTTGGTAAATTAAAATTTGGTGTTAATGTTTCATAACCATTACTTAATACTCTATCTACATATTCAAATTTTCTACTCATTCTCTTTTTCTTCTCCTTTTAATAAATTTTTACTTACTTCCATATATTCTTGCCATTCTTCCATTGTAACAACTCCCCTTTCTATTAATGCTGTCCATATAACAGTTGTAAGAGCGTTTACGGTTTTATGCATAACTTCTAAAAGTTCCATATCTCCTTGATAAGCTTTCTCTAATACTTTAATATCACTATCAAAAGCTTCTTTTAGAATATCTTTTGGATTCATTTTACTTTCTCCTTTACTTCTTTTAATTCTTTATTAAGTTGTTTTACTGTATTACCTTCATGTCACATTTTTCACATCTTGCATGTATATGTCCATTTACACTTGCCTTACTTACTTTTGCTTTTCCTTTACAAATAGGACATTCAAATTCGTATATTTTACCTCTTTCTTTACAACTATCATTAGCAACTTGCATAAAATTTAAAAATTCTTCTATTTCTTTATCTTCTATCTCATCTGCGTTCATTCTCTTTCTCCCTTTCTTTAATTTCATTCATAAGTTGTTTTAAATCCAACCTAATTCTTTTACTTTTTCATTTATTGCTTGTAGTTCTTGCATATCAATATGAAAAGTCGCATAAACCCATTTATTTCTATGTGTAAATTCAAGTATTCCTAATCCATCTTTATATACTATATGCTTTTTATTATCATGTTTTTTTATATAACCTAATTCATCAAACATCTCATCTGCTTTCATTTCTTATCTTCCTTTCCAGCTAATATAATTGCATATATTACTAATGTTGTAATACTTCCTGCCATATATGTAAAAAAATAATATTAAACATTTTATTATAAAACTCATATTATTTATCCTCCATATCTACTAAATCAGCTTGTACTAAATCTAGTATTTCATCAAATGTAGGTATTTCTCTAAAACTGTATGGGTGTAATCTTTTTATTTCTCTTGTTTTTTTATTTATATAATATTGTTCTTTTAAATATCCATATTTTCTATAACAAACTCCCATGTCTTCATATCCAAACTTCTCTAGTATTTTTAAATCTATATTCTTTTTAATCTTGGGCATATTATTTATCCTCCACTAATTTAATAAAATATTCTTTTACACAAACATCACAAGTTGTTTCTATACAACCATTAATATCTCTATAACTTTTTGGTATAAAGCAGTCATTTTCACTATCTTCTCTTAATTTAATTATTGTTTTTGTCATTTCATCTATTATTGCCTCTTTATTACTAAGTTCTTTTATAGTCTCCATCATATTATCAAAATATTTTTGACATTCTTTTTCTAGGTTTCTTATTCTGTTTGTTCTTTCTTCTAATTGTCTATCTTTCTTTTCTAATGCTTTTAATACTGTATCTATTGCTTTGTCATTATTTCCTTTTGAAAAGCCTTGTGTTTGGTTCCATATAGTATAGTTTTTTAAATATTCTATTGCTTCTTCCTCTGACATTTTAACCTCCTAACTTTCTTCCACACATTGGACAATAATTTATAGGAAGTTCTGCTTCCCAATTACATTCCGCATCATATCCATCAAATGCAGGTGTCCAGTTAGCAATTAATAATTGCTTATCTCCTACTGTATATTCATTCCCTAAGTCGCTTTCTATGGTCTCTCTATCCCATATATCTCCCTCACAATACTTACACATATTATATTTAACCTCCTATTCTTCTAATAGTTGTTGTAATACTTGTAATACTTCATTTTTTATTAAATAATCTATAAAATTATTCATGCTATTAAATATTTTTCCATTACCTCTTGTAGCAACATTAAAATATTTTCTGTATGATATTTCTTTACTTAATTCTTCTATCTTTTCTTTTACTTTTGATTTTCTAATACATTCATTATCTATATTATGAGTACATTGGTTTTGTTCTAGTTCTTTATATCGTTCTTTTATATATTCATTTTCTACTTCTAATAAAACTATTGCACAAATTTTTTGTTCCACTTTTTCCTTTTCTTCTAAATCTGCTGTTATACTTTTACTTATTCCTAATTGATAGTTCAGTTCTATTAAACAATCTTTCATTCTTTCTTTGTCGTTATATAATTTTATAGCTTTTTCTATTTCTTCTTCACTTGCAATTAAATTTTTTCTTAAATATTCATTTGTCATCTTTATATCTTCTTCCATATCTATTCCTCACTTTTAATCTATAATAAATTCTCTTATAAACCTATTTGCATATTCTGGTGCAATTAAACTTCTTTCTGTTTTATTGTTTGTTTCTTCTATAACTTTTCTTTTATTGATTGTATAAGCTTCAAAAATCATATTCTGTTTAGGCTCACAATTTATAAACCAATATTGTGTAGGTTTTTTATAAAAATCTCCTCTTAAAGTTCTATCTTTATCTATTACTTTTGCTGGAATAGCCCAATATTTTGTTAAATAATGTGTTGTAGAATATGGATTTTCTATAATTAAAGGAATATCCCTTCTTATACATACTATTGCTAATTTAGTTATAATTTGATAAAGTTCAGATAATTCCTTGTGTAATTTTAAGTCATAATCTAATTTCTTTTCATTGCTCCAATTCTTCATTTGAAATTGTGTTCCTCTAAATGCCATTTGTATTTGTTCTTCAAATCTAACACAAGGAAAAAATGCTAATATACAATCATCGCTTTTTATATTTTTAAATATACTATCTTTATTTTTATAGGCTTTTTCTATTTCTTCAAATAAATCTATAACATTATCTGTTTCATTAAATTCATTTTGTATATCATAATCTATTGCTTTATATCCTAATTTTCTAAACTCATTTTTAAATGTTCCACTTTGTTCAAAAAAACAATGAAATACTTTATTCATATACTTTTACCTCTATTTTTCTATTATCTTTATTTCTAAATCTGGGTATTTGTATTCAAATAATTTTTGCTTTATTTTAAATACATCTGTCTTCATTCCTTTTGTATCTTCTACTATTGTTTTGCCATTTTCTTCATATACAAAATCTGCTATGTATTCTATCTTTCTATATGTTTTTCCGTTTTTTCTAAAACTTTCTTGTAATAAAAATGGTACTTGTAATTTTAAATTCTTTATTACTTTTGCTCTTTCTAATAGCTTTAATTCTTTATATCTTTCTGCTTCTAATTTACTATCTAATACAACCATATCTATTTGTACTTTTTGGTTATTGTATTTGCTCATCTTTTTCCTCCGCACATTTTAAATTATTTATTATTCTAGGAGTATATTTTCTCTCTTTCTGATTCTTCTCTAATGTTCTTAAATTCTTTAAAACTTGTATTATATCCCCTACTATTAATTTGTTATTATATTTGTCTGTAAATCCTTTAAGTGTCATTACTTTTGCTAATTCATCTTTATATTTTCTTCGTTCTTTTAATACATCTCTTAATGTTACTGTTACTTTTGTTAATTCTACTGCGTTTAAATTGCCTAATTCTAATTCGTGTAATAAATCATTTCTTGCTTGTTCTTCTTCACTTATTGCTTTTTCTAAATCTATTTTTAAAGTATCTATCTTCTCAAAAAAATTTTTCATTTCTATTAAAAATTCTTCTGTCATAAACTTATCTTCTCCTGTTTCCAATTTAGTTCCTTTTGTATATACTTACATTGCTGTACTCCTATAAAATTTATATCTTCTAATCTTTGACAACCATTACACTTATTATCTTTAATTGCTTGTCCACATATTCCGTTGTAGTGGTGGATAATTATATTTCATCTTCTTTCTCCACTTAATAATATTTCTTTATCGCTAACTCCAATATCACATATACATATATTTTCATAAGATATATATCCATTGTCTTTTGCATCAACCCAATCGGTTATAAAACAAATTTCGTATTCTTCAAGTTTATCTTTTTTTATTATTTCAATTATTTCTTTGCCTTTCATAACTTTCTCCTAAATATCTTCAAACTTATAAATTAATTTATCTTTATCTACTAACTTTTTTTGTTTCCTTTTTGCTTTCTTAAATTCTTCACATATATTCTCTAAATGTTCTTCATCTATATCATCACAAAAAGGATATTTAAAACACTCATCACATCTCATATATTTTCTCCTATTCTGCTTGTTCCATATTCTCTTTAATCATTTCTGCTATTCTATATCTCTTATATGTCGTATTCTCTCCATACCTATTCTTTTTACTTTCCCATTCTGTTTGAAATTCATATCCATCTTTTTTTAATTGGTCTATTCTTGCTCCTAATTGTGATACTCCTAAATCTGCATATGCTTCCCAAGTTGAAATACTTCCAAACTGTTGTATATAATCTTTTACTCTTTCTTTTTGTGATATTTTCATTTGTTTCACTCTCCTTAATAACTTATAACAAATTGTATTTTTTCAACTTCTTCTGGTATTCTTTTTACATCAATTTCTATAATATCTTCATAATCCGTTCTGTATTCTTTATGTTCCAAATCAATATTGTTATCACGAATGTCATATAATTTGCCTGGTATTTCTAATCCTAATTGTTCTAAGTTTTTAATTGTTTGTATTGCTTTTTCTCTTTTATTAACATCTGGTATTGCTCTTATATATTTACTCATTGACATTTTTTTCACTCTCCTTGTAAATTTGCATATAATTTGCTTAATTCTCCTGCCTCATATTCTCTTCCTGTAAAATTAGATTTCTTTTCTTTTTTTGGTTTTTCTGAATATCCGTTCCATGTCAATATTTTTTGTTTCCAATTTTTAACTTGTTTTCCGTTAGAATCTATCCAATTTCCCTCTGTAAAATAATTATAAAATTGCTCTGCATTAACTTTAAGTTGTTTTTCTGTAATATATTTTTTTACATCATCAAGAGAGGGTGGAATAAATTTCTTTTCTTCTTTTCTTTTAACTTCTTTTTCTATTCCTTTCTTATTAGGAGCGATTATTCGTGGAACATTCGCCGAATTGTCTCCGAATATTTTTTGCATTGTTTTTTCGTCATATTCTGGTATCTTACTTTGACTAGGTCTATCTATTTTTTGCCATGTATTCCAGTTATAAAGGCTATAATAACTGCTTCCGTCACAAGAGTAAAAGATTACGGACATATTAGAGCTTATCTCTGATAAGGTTTTATCTATATCGGCACTTCTTATACCTTCCTCGTAAGGGAATAATGTAGACTTTAAATATACTGGATTACATCTTCCTCTTCCTTCGTCATCTGCAAGAGAGAATAGACCTATAAAAACTAATTTTGCTAATGTAGATAATTTACTAAAATCTTCACTTTGCCATATATTAGGGTCTATCATTCTCTTTCTCGCCATAACTATTCCTCCTTAATTTTCTTTAATATGTAATTATATGTATCTCTGGCACATTTAAGAGGTTGATTATATATTTGACTTCCACTAAAACGTAATACTTCATATCCTGCCATTTTTAAGTCATATTCTCTTTCATTATCTTTTTTTACTTGTTCTTTTGTTTTTTCATGAAAATCATGTCCATCACATTCAATTATTAATTTATAATCATGTTTTTTAATTTTATCTCCAAATACTAACCAACTTAAATAGTCATCTGCTTTAAACATAAAATCCACATAATATAGTTTTTTCCCTATTTGAACTTTCTCTTGCTCAAACAAAAATATTTTTTCTTTATTCTCTAATTCTGTATATATTTCAAATGCCGTTAAAAAAATTTTTTCTATAGGACTTTTTATATTATCATTACTAAACATTGCTCTAGAACTTAATTTCATATTTATAAGAGGTAATATTAATAATTGCTGAGCCTTTTTAGGTAAACTTAAAAATTCTTGAATATATTCTTCTGACAATTCATATATTTTATCTATATTTTCATTATCCATTTTGCTTTCTCCTTTCGTAAAATAAAAGGTAATGATTTTTTTATGTCATTACCTTTAGTTGTATTTGTTATATATTAATTTTTCTTTAGTCCAATTATCTCCATAATAGTTTCTTAAATAATTTTCTATTGAGTGTTCATATACTTTACTGTCTTTACCAAAATCTTCTTCATAATGGCATTTAGGACATAATGTGACTACATTTTCTGGTATGCCTAAGCCTCCTTGCGACCTCTTGACAAAATGTGCATTAGCACAACTTTGCGGAACATATCTTCCACAACTTATACACTTTTGATTATCTCTATTCCAAACTATTTGTTTTACTTTTTGAGATATTTCACAAGCTTTACTTCTTTTACTCATTTTTTATACCTCCATTGTCGGTATTCTTAATTCACTACATAATTGTATTGTTATTTCTAATAACTCTGTCATTTCTTTTGTTGTCATTTTTGAACTTCCTATATATACTTTATAAACATTAAATATTGTCTTATTTACTTCTTGCTGTCTTATAAACTTTACACCTCTAAATGTTTTTCTTAATCCATCTTCTGTTTCTGGTCTTGCTAAAATATAATCTGATTTAGCATCTGCTCTTTCTAATAATGTACAATATACTTCCATATCATCTTGATTTTGTTTTTTAGCAATTAAATGTATTAATTCCCATAACATTTTATTTTGTTGTACACTTCTTTTAGATTTAGGCTCTTTTATTTCGCAACAATATGTTTTTTTCCTATCTAATTCACTTATTTTAGTTACAATATCTTTTATCGTACCTACTATTTTCATATGTACCACCTATTCGCTTTTAGTTGCTATTTTCTTACCACTTTCTTTTAAAGCATTCTCTATTGATGAATAATCTTTTACATCTAATATTTTAGGTAAACTTCCTATTCTTGATTTTTTTACAATTGCTTTTGTTTCTTCTCCATTTTTTTCTAATTGAATCACTATGTCCATTAAATATTCCACTATATCTAATGCATCATATGTAAGCCCAATTGGTTGCATTTTTCCTTCTTTTGTATCCCACATACTCTTTGCTCTTGCAACTAATATTAAGTTCATAGGAACATCTTTTAATTGATTTAATACAGTTCTTGCCATTTCTCTTCTATATGCATACCATTTTGTTTTTTGTAATTGGTTTAAATCTCCTACTTTCTTACCTATCATTTGCTCATATTTTTTTGCACTTACATCTTCTATACAATCTAGTAAATCAGTAATTGGGTCTACTATTAATGTTTTTCTATCTGGATATTCTCCTTTTAATATTTCTTCTATTAGATTTACTGTTAATGTTGCAGAATTAATTGCTCTATTATCAGTTTTATCTACTTCTGCTTTATAAAAATCAAATTGTTCTGCATATAATCTTGTACTTCCTTCTAAATCTATTACAATTGGATTTGGTGCAGATAAAGCAAATCTACTTTTTCCACTTCCACTTTCTCCCCAAACCATTATTTTTAAATTTACATCATCTAAAGTCGCTTTTTTTGCTAATCCCATTTTTATTCCCTCCATTATCTATCTCTTAATCTTTTTTTCATTTCCTCTTTTAATGCTTTTTTTCTGTTATATAATGATGTTTCTTCTTCATTTAATATTGCTTGCTCATAAACTAATTGTGTATCTGTATATCTTGCAATTACTTCTTCATATTCCATCATTCTTCCTCCAACTCTCTATCAAATTCAAAATTCATTCTGTCTTGATATTCACTATCATTTTCTATGTATAATTCATATGCTAATACTGTTAAATTTTCTAACATTTAAATTTCTCCTTTACAATTCTCTAAAATTATGTTAATATAATTAAAGAGAATATTTATTTAAGTATTTTTTATTGAGAACTAGTTTTCTTTGTGGTTATTGCGAACTAGTTCTTTTTTCTTTGGTGTTAAATTGTTGTATAAAAACTCTATATTGTTTTCTAAATCTAGCATTTTGTCTTTTAATTCAACTATTTCTTTTTGTTGTATTTCAATTAATTTGTTTCTTTCTGTTATTTTTAATTCTGCATCTGCTAATGCTTTTCTACTTGCATTTACTAAACTTTGTAATTCTTTGATTTTTCTAAAAAACATACTTTTCACTCCTTTCCTTAATATATTGTGTTTTGTAAAAATCCAAATACTAACATTGCTGACCAACCTAAGTTGAATAATATTATTAATAATGCTTGTCCTATTTTTCTTTTCATTTGTATTTCATCTCCTTTCTAATTTACTTTCGTATAAACAATAGTTAAATAATCTTCTATTCTTTTTATCATTTTTGCTTTTTGTTCTTCTGTAGGTGGATTTTTAACTATAACTTTAAATTCTCTTTTCTTTTTCATTTTCATCACCTATTTAACTTTATTCATATTGTTTGTACTTGTTGTTATTTATTTTTTAGCGATTACTTTCTTTTTTTAGAACATTTCGTTCTTTGAGAAGCTAAAAAAATATCAACAACTGGAACTCTATAAGCTTTTGCTAAATTTGTTTTTGCATTATCACTAGGATTTCTTTCTCCATTTTCTAACAGCGATATATACCTTACTGTAAATCCTGTAAGTTTTGCCACTTGCTCTTGAGTTAATTTAGCTTTTTCTCTTAATTTTTTTAAAGTCATTTGTGCACCTCCTATTTGAACATTTTGTTCTTTGTTGTTGTCATTATATAGCCCATTTTGTTCTTTGTCAATACTTTTTTAAAAATATTTTGAACGTTTCGTTCTTTTCTTTGTAGCAGTAAGAAAAGATTTTTTAAAAAACTTTACAAAAAGAACTTTTTGTTCTATAATTATT